GGTTATGTGGAAATGGCGAAAATTTGTAGTGTACCCATAAACTTCTTGGTTATGCGAGGTCAAGGAATTAAATTGACGAGTTATATTGCCAAAAAATGCCGAGAAAAAGGAACATTGATGCGTACTATTGAAAAACAAGAATACGCAGCGCCAAAAGATGGAATCCCATGGACAGGCTATGATGGTGCAATTGTATTGCCGCCTAAATGTAATCTTTACTTGGATAATCCAGTTGCTTGTGTTGATTATAGTTCTCTATATCCGTCATCTATGATTAGTGAAAATTTATCACATGATAGTAAAGTATGGTGTAAGGAATTTGACTTGGATGGAAATCTAATTGAAGGTTCGGAATGGGGTGTACGTGATAATAAAGGTAATTATATATATGACAACTTGCCTGATTACCAGTATGTAAATATTGAACATGAAACATATAAATGGCAAGCGAACGAACGCGGTAAGTTGGAGAAAGTTGTGAGTGGAAAGCGTGTGTGTCGTTTTGCGCAGTTTCCAGACGGGAAAAAAGCTATTATGCCATCGATATTAGAAGAATTATTGGCTGCACGTAAAGCAACACGTAAAATGATTCCTCAACAAAAAGACGACTTTATGAAAAATATTTTGGACAAACGACAACTGAGTTATAAGGTAACCGCTAATTCACTTTATGGTCAGTGTGGTGCAAAGACAAGTACGTTTTTCGAAAAGGATGTTGCTGCTTCAACCACCGCTACAGGTCGGAAATTGCTGACATATGCTCGTCGTGTTATTGAAGAAACGTATGGAAACATTGAAGTGGAAACACGTTATGGTCGCATGCGTTCAAAAGCGGAATATATTTATGGTGATACGGATTCAGTATTCTTTACATTTAATTTGGAAACATTGGACGGTGAAAAAGTACGTGGAAAAAAAGCACTGGAAATAACAATTGATCTTGCACAAGAAGCAGGTGAATTAGCGACGAAGTTTTTGAAGAAACCGCATGACTTGGAATATGAAAAAACATTCATGCCGTTTTGTTTGTTATCCAAGAAACGTTATGTAGGTATGTTGTATGAAACTGATCCTGAAAAGGGAAAACGTAAAAGTATGGGTATTGTATTAAAACGACGTGATAACGCACCAATTGTCAAAGATGTATATGGTGGTATTATCGATATATTGATGAAAGAACAAAATGTGGAGCGTGCCGTGGAATTTTTGCAAGATTGCTTGCGAAATATTGTGCAAGAGCAATATCCTATGGATAAACTTATTATCAGTAAATCATTGCGATCAACCTATAAAAATCCTATGCAAATTGCACATAAAGTATTAGCGGATCGAATGGGAAAGCGTGATCCAGGAAATAAACCTGGCTCGGGTGATCGTATTCCTTTTGTATATATTGAAACGGAAAACAAAAAGGCTTTGCAAGGTGATAAAATAGAACATCCTGCATATATTATTTAAAATAAGCTGCGACCGAATTATGAATTTTATATTACGAATCAAATTATGAAACCAGTGCAACAAGTATTCGAGTTAGTATTGGATGATATTGACTGCTTTCAGTCTGGAAAAGAGGAATTTAATAAAATGGTAGAAAGCGTTATGGAAACTATCGGCGATGACGCTGAAAAAAGAGAAAAGAAATTGATTGACTTGCGCAACAGACAAGTGAAAATCTTACTTTTTGATAAATTCTTAAATGAACAAACAAAACCTTTGCGGGGTCAAGTGAAAAAAGAGCCTAAGGAAAAGAAGCCACGCGCACGCAAAATGACAATATTAAAAGAAGAAAATGATGGAAGCGTTAGTCATGTAAGTACAATTGTACAAGAACCTACAACCGAAGTCATCAAGAAACCACGTGGTAGACCTCGTAAAATAAAAATTATTGAAGAAGCAGTAGAAAAACAAAATACTACTGTGCCTATAAATGAACCTAAATCGACCCAAAGTAATATATCTGATATTACCATGCCCGAAATAACGATTGAAGAACCAGTTAAGCGCCCTCGTGGTAGACCACGCAAAATAAAACTAATTGTTGAAGAATAATTTAAATGAATAAAAAATAATTTTTCTTTTTTTTATTCATTTTAGTAAGTAATCATTTTTGCTGCAATATAGGTACCAAAACTTATCCACATGGTTGTGAGCATATTACCTCCTTCATATAAGGCCCAACGAATCGCTGTACAATGAGGAGCTGCTACCAAAAATGGACTGGTGATGATGCCATATATTGTATTTGGAGTGCAAAAGTAAATGTAAACATGAGCAGAAATATGATGCATAAATATCCACATGAGATAAAATGTCATGAGCGTTTGCATTTCTTTTGTAAGCGACACTGCCATGAATTCCTGAGTCGAAGCAAGTAAGGTCATTATTTTATGCACCACTATAAGTATTAAACTGTTTCATTTTTTTATCTTTTATCGTAAACCTTGGAAGTTAAAGTAAACGCTTTACTGCAAGGTTCGCGAATTTGAAAAATATCCCTGTAAAATAAATCTTCGGCTATTAACCCAATCAGAAAAACAGTAATAATATGAATAAATTCTAAAGGTAAATAATAATTTATATATAATGCACATATTAATATGCTATAAGTAATCCAATGATGAATATGATAACAATTATTTTGCCATATAAGTAATAATTCATTTTTCTTGGATGATTTATAATTGTTTCGATAAGCAATTGCTAAAGCGAACAAAAATATGATTATATATTTTATTAATTTACCGTATTTCTTTATATATTTCATAATAGATTCCATGTATATAAAAAATGTATATTTTATTTTACTTTAGTTTAGTTATATTTATATTTTTTCAAGGTGCACATTTTTTTGACTACATAATACTTCTACTAAGTCATCATTTTTATAGTCATTTATATAATAAATATGGGTAATACCAGAAGCTAACAATAAACGTGTACATATTAAACAAGGATAATGACTAATATAGGCTACAGCTCCATTACATGAAACTCCGCGCTTTGCACAATCACATAATGCATTTTGCTCAGCATGTACTGTTGCTTGCTCATGATTATCTCTTATGATACTTTGGTGTGGGCATCCTGGTAAAAATCCATTATAACCCTGTGAAATAATGCGATGATCGACTACTAAAATACATCCCACTTGCAGTCGCTGACAAGGCGATCGCTTTGCTGTGGCCATTGTTATTTCTTTAAAATATTCATTCCACGAAGGTCTATATGATTCCATGTAGCTTTTATATTTATTCTATATGATCTTTTCTAAAGATTCTAAAACATTTTTCCCTAACTTGCGTATTTTACCACCAGACGACTCCATGGTAATATTTTTTAGTTCGTCGTCCTTATTTTCTACAGCATGAATAAGATTTTTGAGAGATCCATATTTATTTAATAACGCCTGAGCCGATTTCACACTTATTCCAGGCAAACAACTTAACATTAATGCACTTACATTCTCTCCATTTATATTTTTTCGTTTCTCTCTATGGACGCTAACTACTTCTTCATAGCTCTTCGTTTCTATTTTACACACTTCCCCTATAGAATAATATGGCTGTTCTGAACTATCCATTTTTTTCATTTTTGTGCATAATTGCAGAAGCCAGTTGGCAGTTTCATTAAGTGATTTTGTTTTCCATACACTAAAGCCTTTATAATGATTCAATGTAATGCACGCAGATAACAATGTATTTTTGTCCATACGCCCTTTTGCCTCGCTATAAGTATTCCAATCTCCTTCTATTAAATAAATTATATTATGGTTTGGTATATTACAATTGCTAAGACGAAATGATTGTTCTTTATATCGACCATCTTTTATACTTGATGCTAAATCGTAGAGAGATTTGCGCTCAATAATAATTCTCTCATCTTCTGCATCATCATGTATAATAATATCTCCCAGAGGTAATACACTAACAATTATTTCATGATTTCCATTCATAATATTTAATGTTTGTACAATGTCAGCCAATTCTTTTTCGCGAATATCAATAGTAATACGCATGTAAATAATCTTATTCAATACTTATTAAGCTCTTTAGATTTAAAAATAATATATTTGTATACAATATGCATAGACGACCCGAACGTCAAAATATAGAAATTGTTCTATATAACAATCATTTGCAACGGCTTCGAAATATGAAGGCAACTGTTGATAATAGTACTCCGAAAACTCATCCATTTAATAATCGACGCCAAAAAGAAATTGCGCGCAACAATAAACGTATTGATGATGAAAATTGTTTATTATTAGAAAATATTGCCAAAACCATACAAAAACCTACTATACAAAATAAATTAGGATCTCATGTTTATACGCAAGTACGATTTAAAAAAAAACTTTCACACATAAAAAAACGATTACATGCTGCACAAATCATGGACGCTAACTTGCGATTATTGGATCGCATTCAAAAAGTACCACCTGTTTATGATCATATTCAATGGGAATATGATGAAAAACAACGACAAAAAATACTCAAAAATATGTCTCTCTATCCGGAAAAATATACTTAGAGTAATGGACCACCTACACCAGGATAACCACCAGCACGATTCTGGTAAGGCGTCATCTTAAATAAATAATTGGGAGATAAAGCAGGGGCTGGGGGTGTATTTCCAAGATTACTTGGGCGCATAAATCCGGTGCCACAAGGCGCTGCGCCACCTTTTTTCATTCCACCAAAATAATTTGTACGAACAACTTGACCTGTTGTTGTGCGAACTAATACACTGGGCATTATACCGTTAGTGCCACTTGGACCACCAAATGTGCTTCTACGTGCTATTGCGGAACGTCCGCGACTACTTCTATATCCATTTCGTTGAGGCATTATAATAACTATGTAGATTTTATTATAATGCTTATGCTAAATAAACTTATTGGTAAAACATAAACATGCGACCTACACCACCTGAACCTTGAGGGTTCACGGACAAAAGTCTGTTCTTTCTTAAATATTCAATGGTTGCAGGTCCACACTTTTGGTATTGAGCAGGAAGACCCTTAGCCCCGCGAATTTGGATCGCACGATACACGGATTGGTTAGAATCATTTCCTACTGTAGGAGCAAGTCCACCCATAATACCGTAAATACAAGTATTATTGGTAATACTGGCAGTATTGCGCGCTTTTTTTCCTAAATTCATATTGACCATGTTTTATACTATAATGAAAGATTATTTTAAAAAATGATATAAAATAATATATATAGGTTTTGCCATAACAAACATGAGTGATAACGAAGAGTACAATGAATATGAAGGGGAAGATATTTCCAAACTGATTAAACAAGACATAGATATAATTGCTTCCGATGAAGGACTTATATTTAATCCATATAATGTGCAAAATATTGAGATTCAAGTTGGTGATGTGGAAAATATTTTATCGAAATATGGGGTTCCTTCTAAAGTTCACAATATTAACTTGTACAAACGTGCGTTTGTCCATAAATCATATGTTAAACGTCCATATTTACTAAATGAAGCGGAAAATATTACCATTGAAGAACGTCCTCCTGACTGTCTTCCTCTGAAAACAAAATCAAATGAACGATTGGAATTTTTAGGCGATGGTGTATTAGAATGCATTACGAAATATTATTTGTATCGCCGTTTTCCTAAAGAAAATGAGGGATTTATGACGGAAAATAAAATTAAACTTGTGAAAAACGAATCTATTGGCGCCCTTGCGCAAGAAATGGGTTTACATAAATGGCTATTAATTTCTCGCCATGCGGAAGAAAAAGGTACACGCATATCACATAAGAAGTTGGGTTGTTTGTTTGAAGCCTTTTTAGGAGCTTTGTTTTTGGATTTTAATAAAATACAAATTCACGACGACGATAAATGGTTTGACAATGTATTTGTTACAGGACCGGGATTTCAAATGGCGCAAATTTTTGTGGAAAATATATTCGAAAAACACGTGGATTGGGATGCTATTATAAGAAGTCAGGATAATTTCAAAAATCTATTCCAAGTTGTTATTCAAAAAGAGTTTAAGACTACGCCTGATTATATTGAAATCAATAATGATCCAGATGAGGGGTATACAATGGGTGTTTATTTATGTTTAGGCGCTCCCATTTATGAAATGAATTATGAAAAAGCCGTGCCTTACGATAACTTTAATTCATTGCAAGATGTTCATAATATTTATGATGCCATAGGAAACGTATTTATTGTATTTGGAACAGGTACACATAAAGTCAAGAAAAAGGCAGAACAAATTGCATGCAGTAAGGCATATAAAGCTTGTATGACCAATAGTGGATAATTGAAATATACAGTTAAAGCAATTTAATATAATCTTATTTTTATATAAGAGTAAGATTATGTCTACGAAACCGTCGATTTTAGAACAGTTGAAAGTAAAACCTATTGCGAAGAAGAAAGAAGATGTCGTTTTTGAAATTAAAATTGTGGACAAAACAAAGGAAAAATTGGTTGATCGTGATGCTTTTTTATCAAAAATTGCTACTGCATTGAAAACACAAAAAAAGAAGTCAGTGGGTGAAATTGAGCCTTTGAAAATGGTTGATAATGAAAATGTATCCACTGCAACTGGACCTGCACAAGTACCTGCACAAGCACAAGAAACAGTAAATGTGCCTGGGGAGGGAAAAGAAGCTGATGGCGAAACCACAATTTCTATTCGTAGTAATGTCCCAAAGAAAACACAAAAACGTGTACGTATAACTGATGAAGATGTTAGTGTCATTGTTGATAATGAAGAGGGAGAAACAGTAGTCAAAGAGCGTCTAACGCCGAAACCATCGACAACAATCATTGCGGAAGGACCCATGACAATGGTTCAAATTGGTGATACAGAAACAACCAAAAGACTTCCTAAGAAGAAGTCAGATGTATTGCGCGCGTCGGCTTATTATTTGAATAATAGAGAGATTTTTGTTAATTTTATTAATACTCTTTTTGCCAAATATAAAACGGAGTTGGGTGAATCCTCTGAACAAATAAGTTGTTCCAATAAACGCAGTGAAGAATTCCGTGTTATGACACATCAAAAAATTGTACGTGATTATTTATCACTTTATACACCATATCGCGGTCTCTTATTATATCATGGTCTTGGATCAGGTAAAACATGTTCATCGATTGCGATCGCAGAAGGTTTAAAAAGTAATAAACAAGTTATTGTCATGACACCCGCATCATTGCGCCGCAATTATATTGAAGAGTTAAAAAAATGCGGTGATCAAATTTACAAAAAAAACCAATATTGGGAATTTGTACAAACAGAGTCCAATGAACAATTAATTAGTGAATTGAGCCGTATGTTGCATTTAAGTGAAGATTATATTCGCCGCCGCGGAGGCGCCTGGTTAGTCAATGTCAGTAAACCATCCAATTTTGAAGAATTAGACACAGAATACAAAAACAATATTGATGCACAAATAAACGAAATGATACGTCATAAGTATCAGTTTATTAATTACAATGGTTTGCGAAATAGTCATTTACGCGATTTAACTATGAATTACCGTATTAATCCTTTTGATAACAAGGTCATTGTCATTGATGAAGCACATAATTTTGTCAGTCGTATTGTCAATAAATTAAAGAAGCCAGAGAGCTTGTCAAATAAATTATATGAATATTTAATGTCCGCGGAAAATGTCAAAATTGTTCTGTTAACAGGTACACCCATGATTAACTATCCGAATGAACTGGGTATTTTATTTAATATTTTACGCGGCTACATCAAAACATGGAATTTCCCATTAAATATTAAAACGACCAAGAAAGTGTCCAAAGAAACCATTAGTGCGATGTTAAGCAATATTAGTGCCATGGATCTCATTGATTATAAAGCATCTCTTAAAATACTTACTATTACACGCAATCCATATGGTTTTGTCAACAAAATGAAAAACGACAAGTATAGTGGTGTGGCCCAAGCAAAACCTGATTCTTATGGCAATATAAGCGACGAAAAATTCGAAGCAATGGTCGCCAGCACACTAAAGAAAAATGATATTGAAATACTTACAAGTGGAATCAAAATTGAATTATACAAAGCATT